TCCGGATTTGCTTTGACACTGGTTGCGTATGCTACAGTGTGTCCACCGATTATAATCTTTTTATCTGCCATCATACCACCTCAACTTTAACATAAACATCAATTTCTGTTATGATTCCTGCAAAGACAAGTGAATCAATGTAGATGTCAACGCAGTTTGCGTTTTTCTTTTCAACTGTGTATTCGATGTCTTCAAGTAGGTCTAATGTGTCTACGCACATCATTTTGACTCTTGATAATTCTTGTTTGATTTCATCGAGTGTTGCTTGTCTGTTTCTTTCTCCCAAGAATTGATTGAGTTCGAATTGTTTGCAGACAAAGTCTCTTGTACGATTTATGTATAAGTCTAATCCATTTGGTTGCTCACTGTTTACAACAACGAATCTTGCATTATTCCTATCAACACATCTGAAAGTTGTAATTCCTGCTTCCAAGAGTGTTTTTCCATCTCCACCAGTTTCAAATGAGAGTTCTGGTGATACTGCACTTACTCCATCGACTGTTTTCATTGTCATGGAATTTCCAACATTCATTCCTGCGATTAATCCACAGTAATATGCTGAAGATAATAATACTGATAATGTAGTGCCATCATCTAATGTGAATGCTTGAGTATTTAATCCATAACACCAATCATTTACCAATCCTGCACTGGTAACATTTGCAGAAGTTGTTGCACCAGTTAAAGCACCGATATATCCACATGGGAATTTTGCTTCGAATCTGTCTTGAATAGCACTGTTTATGATTGGTATGAATGTGTCGGTTAATGCATCTGCGATAAAGAGTATATCCCAATCCTCTCCTTTTATTTTTGCCAATGCATTGGTTAAATTGGTTGTTGTGATGGTTTTGTCTCTCACTGCAGGTGTTCCACTTTCAGTGGTAATATTTACACATAAGAGACTTGATGCACCTTTGAACAAGTAAGGTACAACTGCACATCCATTATAAGTAGTATCTGTACCGAATGTGGTTTGTGCTTCTCCAACACTTCCGAAGAGTTTTGGTTCGGTTTCTGTAGTATCGAAAGCACCAATAACAGCAACTTTACCTGCCATTCCGGGTTTGTTGATTAATTGTGTTTTTTTCAAAAACATTTTGACTTTTGGTATTACTGCAGTCATAATGATATCTCTCCAAATTCGTTTAATGAGTCTTTGAATTCTTTTTCTGATTTGAATTCAAGATTGTTATTTTCAATGTATGCTTTGAAACCATCCACGAACATTTTAGGCATTTCCAAATTGTCTAATGCTTGTTCGGTGTTGAATGGTTCTTTTGCTTCTTTTTTCTTTGTCATTCTTCAATCACTTCCATGTCATCTTTGAGTATTTGACAAATTGTTGTGGTTTCATCTGTTGCGTTGAAATTATCCATTTCAGTGTTTACACGAAACATTATGTGTCCTCTTGTCAGTACGAAGTCCATATTGTATTCCGGTGTGACTCTTTCCACGATTGGTTTGTTTGGGAATTTATCACTGTTTTTGAGAACGAGTTTGATAATTTCACGAGAAACAGTTTTTATTATTTTAATTGCTGTATGATACTCACGATTTTTTGTGATGACCAATACTTCGACTTTATCCACGAATGATTGTGCATCGTATCCGATTGTGTTGACTTCTGAATCTACACTTGCGATGAAGATTGAGTTGGATTCTTCAGCAACACGATTGGATGGAAAATTGATTTTGAAGTATTGTAATAATTCGTTTCCTTCCTTTTTTGCATCAAGAAGAATGTTGAGTATTGTTTCATCAGTTGCTAACATTTTAGTCTGTCTCCTATTGTATTGATTGAGTCATTTTATCGCAAACACTTCTGAAAACTCCATATCCTTCATCTTCGATTAATGAGACAATTCTATCAAATGCAGGTTGAACAAATGGTTTTGGATTTTGGTGTACTTCTTTTGCTCTGCGAATGCTCCCATCAATTAATTGGAATTGAAGGAATGGTGCGTTAACTGGATAAATGTCTGCACCATATTCCACAGACATTGGATAGATGTGGTTGATGGTTGTGCCAATTAGTCTTCCAGTTCCTTGAACAATTGAGTCAATGCTTGTTCCAAGTATTCCTTGACTGTATGGATGCTTGTCAGTGTCTTCAATCTCTGTTTGTTCAAGACTGATGATTTTCCCTGCAGTCACATCCAATCCTTGTTCAACACCTTCTTCGATTGCATTTTTCCATGCTTCTGCTTGTTCGATTGCAGGTTCGAAGATGTCACTGAAATCACTGTCACTACATTCCATTATGATTTCATCTAATCCATCAGTGTCATAGTCAGCATCGATGAATATGTCTAATTCATCCCATGCTCCCATTCTAATATACCACCATTCTATAGTATTTGTAAGGTTTTAGGATTTCTTTCGCTTGTATGACAAGTTTATCTCCATATCCAAGAGTATTGGTTTCATCTTCGTTGTTGTTGACACGAACATTGTATTTTTGCCATATTTTTCCTGCAGTCCACATATATAATGCATCGCAGACAACTGGATCGCATCTCTTACTTTCCACACCATCGATGACAACATCAATGGTTGGAATGTTCCTGCGATTCATATAGGACAATGCATATGATTTTGTGAGATTGAAGAAGTTGATGACTTCTGTTGATGAAACTTTTTTATCATATTGCAAGTCAGTGATGATAGTATCAGTGTTTGTGGTGTTTGCTAAATCTTGTATGACTTCACTGATTTCTTCATTACTTTCTTCTTGTGCATCAGAATCTTCAGTGAGTATTTCTGCTTCTTCTTGTTCAGATTCCACAATGTATCCTTGAAGGTGGATTAATACTTTCTCAATGATTTCATTATCTTGCATTGGTATCATTCTTCCTTCAAAAAAAGTGTATTAAATGTAGATGTGACTCTACATTTAACTTGCAGTTATCTTAATTGTGAATGACACTTCATCATATGCAACAGAGATTTCTTCTGTCTTTGTAGTGTATCCTTCAGCAGATACTTCGACTTCGTAATCTCCATCTAATAATGATGCAGTACATCCACCACTGCTTCCAGTAGTTTTAGTGATGTCTCCGATAGTTACTGTTGCTCCTTGTACTCCACTGTCATCACTGGAATCGAGAATGCTGAATGATACAGTTCTTTCTTGTGGTTCGCTGTATATTTTCACATACATTCCAGTTCCAGTTATTCCTGCATCAGTATAGAGTTGATATGCAACAGAACCATCTTTCTCTGCATCTCCAACAATCCAGTATTTCTTACCGATGAATTCCGGATTTAGACTTGAATTGGTTAAGACTTTAATTTCTATGTATTCTCCTTCTTCTTGTCCAGTAGTTTCTACTGTTCCACTTGCAAGGAATTGTGTTGTTGCACTATCCCCAAAGGAGTCGAAGTGGTATTTAGTCCCCAATGGGAGTATCCACCACCTCTGCACAGAGAATGTCTTTGTCATATAAGACAAGAACATCGAACCAAACATCAACAGAAGATAAGTATGCTTTCTTCTCATGTTCGTAACTGTTCTCTGAAGTGATGTTTTCCAAGAATCCATATACGATACTGTCCGGATTTGCGAGAATTACATATTCGTTGTAACTGTTTTTAGGAACATCTAATACATCTGCTACAACAACTGGTACTCCCCATATGAAGAGTTGGTCTCCATTGAAGTATATTCTGTCTCCTTCTTCGGTTTGTCTTGCATCTGCTTCTTCCATTAATCTGCCTTCCATAATGGATGAGACATAGAATTTAGCATTTGCTCTGCTTCCTTTTTGTTTAGCAAATTGGGAAAGCATTCCTTTCATTTGATGTACTAATGGTGCATTGATGTTTAAGTCAGTGTAGACTCCCATAGGAGTTTGTGGTGCAGTTGAATAATGTGATTGGTAATAAGTATTAATATCGGCACATTGTTTTAATAATCCATTCACATGGTCAAAACCGGATGCTGTTGGAGATACTGCCTTCTTAATACCATAAATAGAAATTTGTTCTGCACTGTAACCGACTCTTTCTGCTAACATTTGTTCCATATGTGGTAAGAAAGATGCTTTCTCAATATTAGCAATTAAGAAGTTTTTCGCAGTGTAAGTGAATGCAGACATTGGTTCTGCAACCAATTTGGTTCTGCTGAATTGTGGTGCAGTTTCATCCAATTGAGTATAAGTTGATGTTCTCTGTGCACCTGCACTTCCACCAGATAAAATTTTCATGGATTGTAAGTCAACATCTAATCTCATATAGGAGATATCATGTTCAATTGCATCCATTGTAATGAATCTTGCATCGTTCATTATTGATGGTCTGTTTTCAACTAACTCCAAGAAGTTTTCTGCTTCTGTCTGTTGCTTCCATGCAGGATTCCATGCACCTGCACTACCGGGATTAGAATCCCATTTGAGTACGAATGGTACTCCATTTATAATGTCATCTTTAGTGATTAATTTAGACATAAGTTATCATCTCACATTTATTTTAATTTTTGATAAGTTTTATTTTCTGATTTTTCTTCCGAAGGAATCTCTACCGGTTTTTTGGTAGAATGTTTCCACTTTGGTGGTGGTTTGATTTTCAATCATGTTGGTTTGTCTTTTTTCAACATGAACATCATCATCTTCTTTTTCTTTTTCTTCTTCGGATTTTTCTACTTCTTCTTCATCTTTTTTTTCTGATGAATCATCTTCTTCTTCGGTTTCTGCTTTGTCGATTTCTTCATCATCGGTTTCTTCAGCAGTTTTTTCTTCATCTTCTGCTTTTTCAATTTCTTCTTCTTCATCAACTGTTTCATCAGATTCTTCATCTTCTTCTGCTTTGTTGATTGCTTCGAGAATTTGATTGTTTTGTTCGATGATGGTGTCGAGTTTTTCGAACAATGCAGAAACAGTTTCATCAGCAGATGCTTCTTCGGTTGCGACTGGTTCTTCAGTTGCAACTTCTTCTTCTGCTTTGTTCACGAATAAACCTTTAATCTTTTCTAATGCAGAAACAGAAATCATTTCTTCATTATTTTCGGTCATTTCTTCAACATCCATTTTTTTTTCGTTTTTGTTGATGTAGTTGTCATATGTCATTACTTCCCATCCATATTGGTTTGCAGGTTTATCTACAAATGATATGAATAAAGGAATGACTTCTTCAATGCTTTTAATATCACGATAATTCAATGATTTATTGATAAACCAATATTTCGGAGTCATTGCTTTCTCTGAAACACTGCCAAGACTAAATCCATTGAGTTTACCTTCTTTAATACATTGAATGAGTTGTGGATTGGTGACTTTCATTGTAGTCAGCCAACTTCCTGCAGGTGCAACTTTACCATTGATGATTGTATCAATTTCACTGATCCAATTTGCGAATACTTCAACACCATCATTTTTGATGTTGGTGTGCATTGTGTCAGTGTCTCTTTGATATTTCATGAAAATGGTTTTGATGTCCTTTTTGGAGAGTATGTCTCCATCGGAGTCTTCTACACCATTTGCGATTACTACACCATTTACAATTAGAGTTTCAGTCAATTTTAAAGCAACTCCTACGCTTTAATTTAAAAGGGTCATGGTTGAAGGAGTTAAACCTTCAGAAGTGATGTCGAAGAAAGTATTCGACATTCG